GGGCGGGGGTGCCTTCTAAGGCGTCTAAATCAGCGCGGGTGTTTATCATTTAAATCTCCATTGCGTTAAAAAGGTTTTTGGTATTGGCGTGGTTTGCGTGGCCTTTCCAAGATGCTAAAAATCGATTCATTGCATCTTGGTCGCCATGTTTTTTAATGTGTTTAATTTTTCTTTTTGCCCGGGTGACCGATTGCTTTCTTAGCAATTTGTAATGCGGCCAAATTCGGTATCCAAGAAAGTTAATGCCGCGGTTTGTAGAGCTGACTTGCCAGCGGCTCATTCGCATACCCAAACGGCTAAGGCTGAAATATTCAATATCTTCAAACCAATGTCGCAGCTCGTAAGGGTTGCTCGATAGGATGACAATATCGTCCATGTAACGCGTCCAGTTTTTGGCTCTTAGGTTGAACTGGATAAACCGGTCTGTCTCAGAGCCATAGACGTTTGCAAATAATTGGCTTGTCAGGCTCCCGATCGGCAGCCCAAGCCCTTGCCTTGGCACCATTTCTGCAATCAGATCAAGTGTTTTTTGGCAAGATATTTTTTTTTCAACCAGCTCATGCAAAGTTTTTCTTTGAACGCTTGGGAAAAATTTGCTGTAATCCATCTTTAAAAAATGGGTGGCTTGGGTTCTACGCAATGCGGATTGCACATTGCGAACACCAGCGTGTGTGCCCATGCCCTCGCGGCAAGCAAAAGTACTAGGTAAAAGCGTTTTTTCAAAAATGGGGCCGATGATGTTGACTACTGCGTGTTGCATCACGCGGTCTTTAAAATCTAGCGCAGAAATTAACCTAGCTTTTGGTTCGTAAACTGTAAATTGCCGGTATTCGCCCTGCTTCCAAGATTGGTCTAATATTTCAGACTGAAGGGTCAAAAGGTTGGATTCGGCATACTCTTTAAATTCAAGATAACCCCACGTCAATCTTTTTGACTTAAGCGTTTTTTCATAAGCCAGGCGCAGGTTTTCTATTGTTGAAATTTGCTCTATCAAGCGTTTGTATTTTTTACCCATAGCAAACCTTTTTTGAGCCGGACGCGACTTTCGCCCATTGTTTCCAAGGGTTACTCGTCGTTTTTCCGAACCTAAAAATGTATTCGCCAAGGCAGGACAGCACGGCTGACCACATGAATGAAGGCCCACCTGCCATGCCGTAGCGGTGACAGAGTGTTATTTTGTAATCTTTCATGTCCTCACAGGCGCCAGCAACACCAATGTTGTTGTCAGAGTTCGTGGGCGAGTTGTTCCAGTTCGAGCAGCGCGAACCGGAGTTCGAGCCGTTGTCCCAGTTGCCGCCGAAAATCATGGCGCTAATACCCATGCTGCCCTCTACGTTTGTATTTGTGCATCCATGCGCCAAGCATTTTCCCAATCTCAGCAATCAACGCTTGTGACGTTTGAACCTGATTTTGAGTAATACATTTCACATTTTTGTTTGATAAAAACCGTAGCCAAAACCGCAACGTGGCAAGGCCAGCGTCGGCGGTGTAAAGCCGGGAAATTTGGTTTGACTTCCCGGCTTCAACAAATAATGAAACCTGCCCAAGCAGGCTTTCTAAAAACATTTTTTTTGCAACTCCATGCTTGCTTGGTATATTTTGAGCAAGCGGGTATAAATACGAAATTACAGTTTCATATTTCTCTACGATCGCCATTTGGTCGTAGCTCGTAACTGCGTCTGGTTCTGGAGTCATTCGTTTACAAAACAGGCTTTCGCCTGTTTATTCAAGAACCAAGTGGTCACAGGCGCCAGCAACACCAAAGCCGTAGTCAGAGAGCGTGGGCGAGGCGTTCCAGTACGAGCAGCGCGAACCGGAGTCCGAGCCGTTGCCCCAGAAGCCGCCGAAAATCATGGCGTTTTCCATCTGATACGTAGAGCCTCGCCCGCCTGTATTTGCAGTCCATGCTGCGCCGGCTGCGCCTCCACCAAATTCGCTTGACCATACATACATAACGCCGCTGACCTGATTTGCACCCCACTTTGATACGTAGGCTGCGTTCCATTGGGTTGTTACTTGATCTGTGCCGATGGATGATGCTTCAGTTGTCCCATACGAGCTGGCAGAAAGCTCGTCGTAAGTCATCAAGCGCTTACCATGGCTTTTCATGATTTCTGACGATGCAAACCAGTCCAGGCCCGGGTAGGTCGTAGACCCATTACCTCCAAAGAGCGCTGGAACTTTAGGTGGGCTGGAGCCGTCTGCAATCGTCACGGCGTATTTTGAAGTTCCGTTGGTTTGATGGTCAACTCCAAGTAAGTAAATATCACGCCAAAACGCGCCGGCCACCAAAGTCATTCCGCGAGGGTCTTTGGCCGCGGGCTTGAATTTCAAGTCCCAAAAGCTGTATTCGTTGATTTGCGGGGTAGTGTTTCCACCTCCAGCGCTCCCGGAATGGCCGCCGGGTGAATAATGAAAACCACCAATGCGGCGCGAGTTTGCAGTGGTGTAGCCAGTTGGCGCTGTAAAGCTCGAATCAGCCCGGAAAGTTAAATCGTCGCAGGCGTAAATTGCGTAATCCGTCCCAATGCTTAAAGTGGGCATCACCACTGCCTGCGCCGTAGCGCTGACGCTGATTAAGACGTTCCGGGCATAAACCGAGGTGTAAGCCTTGACGCTGGCAGTGGCGTTGGCGGTTTTGGTAAAAATGGTGGCGGTGTTGTCTAGGCGGTCAAGCAAATATTTGGACGCGCTGACATCTCCCCAAGAACCGTCCCCGCGCAACACGCTCGATGCGGTTGGGGTTCCGGTCGCGTAAGGCAGTGCGGTGGTTAAATCAAAGCGGTTAATCCAAGCGGAATTTGCGCTATTGCGCTGCTTCAAAATGTTGGTGGTCGTATCTGCCCACCATTGGTAAGCAAAGGTGGTCGCTGGAGCCGTTGCGCCGCTATTGTTAGACGCCAGCGCTGGGAGCGCTAAATTCAAGTCGGCTAAAAATGCGGCGCCGGCGGCGTCTGCAAGGTTCATGTCGTGCTGGCTCATGGTGTTTTACCTTTCGTTTAATTTTTTAATTTATGCGGGCACTTTGGCTCGCACGGTGAGAGTGCTGACGGATAAGTTATGGGTCGGGCTGGCGCTGGTAACGTCAATGCGGTGCTTAATGGCCCGGCAAGTGAACTCGGTCACAAAATACGGCGTCCAATCGCTCCAAGTCGGGCTGACAGCGGGGTTATCTTGGGTGGTTGCGGCGTACAAAGTAAGGTCGCAATCGTTGACGGTCGTGCCTGTAACGCTGTCCCACTCGCTGACCAAGCCGCGCCACGCAATCGTGTCGCCAGTATCAAAACTCAAGGTAGAAATCTCACTCGAAAAACGCCGAGTTGCAACGCTGCCAAAGTCGTAAACCGCGTCGAACTCATACTCGCCCGAGGTGCTGATGCCGCCTAAACTTCCAATCTTTGGCCAAGTGCTGACCAAGCCTGGGTAAGTCGCAATAGTGCCTACGCTGTCAAGCCGCAAAGCGCCGTCAAGAACCGCCATATTGGTTTTTGCGCCTAAGAAATCGGGCGCTTGAACGATGGTTGCAACGGTGTTGTAACCTGTAATTAAGCCTTCCGTTGCCACAAAAAACACTGCGTTGGTGCTAAAGGTTCCGGTGCTGTCTTTGGCTTTGGCCATGTAGGTGCCGCCGATCAAAGGCAACACGCCGGTGACTGAATCGCCGCCAAATTCTTCCAAAATAATGCCATCGGCCCAGGTTGCGCCGGAGCTCATGGCGCTGTGGCGAATCACTATGCGCCCGCCGATTCTTACATCGAGGTCAGGAATCAAATTCCAATTGGCAATGGCTATGCCGCTGATTTTGCTGACGCTGAAATTCACCACGTCGGCAGGCGGCGCGGTCAAGCCCAAAAGGGTTTTGGTGGTGATCGGGCTGTAAGCGCTGCGAACGCCCATAGTATTGACTGCGCGAACTCTAAACTGGTAGGAGCGCGGCTCAAGGTCTTCAATCGCCAACTGGGTGTCTCGTAAAACGGGCGTAACGGTCCAAGTGCCTTCTTCGGTCTTTTTGTATTCAAGCAAATAGGTTGAAACAAAAGCGTCTTGCGCCTGCACCCATGAAACCAAAGCCCGGGTTTTAACGCCTGCGCTGCCCGTGGTCTCATAAAGGTTTTCGGTAATGTTGGGCGCGCCTGGCGCTGAAATGCTGAAAGCGTTGGGGAGGTTGGTATCCGGCGCAGGGTCAACTACCGTTTCCATGCCTGAGTTCCACTGGTAACTCGCGGCGGTTTCTTCTTGAAGCGTAAGATCAACGCCGCCGTCTGGGCTGAGTTTCCACTCTAAAACCTTAAACTCTTTGGCCGCCCAACCCATCTGCGAAAGCGTAACCATCACGGTGTCAAGGGTAGAAATTTTGAAAGCTGTGAGCTTGCAGGAAAGCTCGACCGTGATGCCTTGGCGGCTGCGCTCCAGCATGATTTTGGCAATACGCTGGGCGGTTGAGGTGCTGGTGGTGTAGGGAAGCGCCATGTCGCGCCAAATAACCTCGCCGCCGTCTTGCGAGGCGTAGGTTGAGTTGGAAACGGTTGGGAAGTCGTTGGGTTGCCAGTAGTTGCTGGGGTCCACAAACGTGCCTCTGACGGCGTTAAACAGGCTGGTGCGGCTTAAGTGTGGGCGAACGCGAACCGATGCGCGCAGATCGTCGGCGGTCAGTGTTACTGTGGGCGCGGTATAGGCGCCAGCGTGAAGTTTGTACTTGCCGCCGGTAAACACCATAAAGCCTGCCATCGAGCTCATGATAGATTCCATCACGCTGCGCGGGGTGCTGTCTAAATTGACCACGCCGTTGCAGGTGTAGCGGTATTCATTGCCAAGTGGATATGGCCGAGAGATCAGTTCATCGCACACGTTTGCAGCGGCGACCACCATGGCGTCATCAATGTCCGCCGTATCCGCCCGCAAGCCGTAGTTGCTGACCAAATAATCTCGCGCACAAAGCGCGGGGTTTGCGCTCCAAACGGTCGAACCGTTGCGCGGGTCATAAACCTTTTTGCCTTTGATTTGGCACTTGATATTGGGAATGCCGGTGGGGAATACGTCGGTGCTAAAGGTCAAGCGAACGACAACGTAAGCGATGCCAGAAAGTTTATGGGCGGTTGTCCAGCCTTGGCCTAAAGCTACCAGATCGCCGTCGGCTTGCTGGCCAGGGGTTCCGTGGTGGAGGTTGATTTTGACGTGGCCAGCGTATTTTGCGTTATTGACAGCGCCAGTGCTGCTATTTATTACGATGTCTTCGTCGTTAAAGAATATTTTTTCAAACTGAAAAATCTCATGATTGGCAACCGGAACGACAAGGTGAATGGTGTCGTTTTTGGTTCCTGATGCCGCCGCGAAAACCAAAGGGCCGGACACCATAGATTGACCGTAAACAATAGTACGGGTAGCGGTACTGGAGCGCACCATCTGATCGCGGCCTTGTGCCTCGGCGGTAAAGCCGGGGCCGCTTGGGCTGCCTGTTTGGCCTGGCCTTAACGCTTTGCTTAAAATTCCACCGACCACCATTGAAGCCGCAGCGCCAACGGCCAAAGCGGCAAAAGTGCCCGAAGCCAAACCTAGCGCAGCGACTGTGGCCGCAGCGGCATAGCTTGAAGCGGCAGCAATAATGACTGAGACCGGCATTACGCACCCACCTTTAAACAATTCCCAACCGCGCTATGGTCAAGGCGCAGCATCAAAAGGCCGTTGTGCTCTAAAACCGCCACGCTAGAACCCGTGCAAACACCCAAGTGCTCGCCATATTTGTCTTTGACAATCAGCAGATCGCCCCGCGACGCACTAAAACGCGGGCTGGGCGTTACGCCTAAAACGGTAGCGGCGGCGGCTTCTAGGCTGTCTCCGTATTCGGCCAACTTTTCAACGGCTTCGCGGCGGGTGGTATAGCCCGAAAACTGGGGCCAGTAGTCTTTTCCAGTCATGGCTTCAATGACCTTGCAGCTCAGGCGCAGGCAGTCGTGAACGCCGATTTGGTACGGCGTGTTTTGCGCAAGCGCGATTTGTTCTGCAAGTTTTTCGGGCCAGTTTTCTAAACGTCTAAGCATCTCAATACCCATTTCAATACCCCCAGCGCAAAGTTTTTTCGGCCATCTGCGGAACAAACTGCAAACCCATGTCGCCGGGGTAGTCAATTTGCTGATCGGAGTGGGTATAACGGCGCGAGCGCGGAACGTCCCAATCGGCCAAGCGGCTCTCGGCGCTGATGGTGATCGTGGCGGTAGTGCCAATTTCAATATCCATCACGTCCATGCGCCCGCTGAATGTCAAAACAGGGTCAGGTAAAACAGAGTAGTCTTCAGCCAACAAAGCCAGCCAGACCTTACAGTCGCGGCCTTGGTATTGTTGTCCTAGCGCAAGGCTCACGTGGGCCTGTAAAACTCCGCTGATCGTAAAACGCAGGCCGCGGGCTTCGAGGGTTGCGCCTTCGCTGATGGTTTCAATACTACCAACGCGACCAACGCCGAGCCAGGTGTAGCCGTCCCAGTCGATGTCTTGGGCGCTATTGTTTACCCGCATTTTTCCGCTTGGAAAATCCATCATCACAAAGCACAAAGCGCGCACCTGGGGCGCAGCCAAGGCCGAGGTGACGGTGCCGGTGATATTGCGGTCTGTCATGCTTACCAAGCCTCCGTCATGGCAAAAGAAATGGCGTCAAGCAAAGGGGCCGTGGTGATCTGGCGGGCGCTGTCTTCGTCCATCTTAAAAATGGTCGTGGGCTTGTTGGTAGTTATGGCTTGGCCGTTGCTTGGGCTATATCGCAGGGGCGGCTCAAAGGTCAGGGTAGCCACGCCCGAGGCGTTGCTGGTAGCGTCTTCAACTACGATCTTGAGCTCGTTATTCACGCTGAAAAAGTCACCGGCTTTTAAGATGCCTGCGGTGCTGGGTGTCCAGCCCGAGGTTGATAAGGTGCTGCCGGTTTGGCTTGCGCCGCTGATGATTGGGCTGCCGGTTGCGATGCCGCGAGGCGTTGGGCGGGCCATGTTCCAAAAGTAGAACCGACCGGACTGGCCGCGAAGTTTTGCCATAAAGGCGCGCATAAGAGCGGCGTCTTGAGCGTCAAGCGCGCCCAGGCTAAAGGCGCAGGCCCAACGCGCACCAGGCATTTCGATGGTTTGAATCGAGCCGCTTAAAGGCGAGGTAAAGGTTTGGGTGTTGCTGATAAGCTGCCACTCAAACTGGGGCGGGAGTTTGCGGGCCAAGGTTGGCCAAGTTAAAACGCTCATGCAAAGGCTCCCCCGCGTGAGCGGCTTCGTAGAATTTCAGATTTAGCGGCCTCTTTGGCGCTGTTCATGGCGGCAAAAATAGTGGCTTGGTCGCTGCGGCTGTCAATGCGGATGTGTTGGGTCACATTGACATCGCCTCCACCGCTTCCCATGCTTTGGCCTTTGGTGTGGTCGAACACGCTTTCTTGGGGGTGCAAAATACTCAAGAAACCGCCCTTACCGTCCACGCCGCCAGTTCGGGGGGCGTTGCCGGTGTGGCCGCCTCCGTCAAAACTAAACAGGCTGGCTATAAAATTACCGATGCCTTCGCCCGCTGCGCTACTGCCTAGTTTTTCAATGGCCGCGTTGGCTAAGGCTTCGGCGAGCGCGGTGCTGGCACGGGTAAACATGACATTTTCCAAAGCCTCGCCAAAAGCCTTGAGCGGGTCTTTGCTGTCTCTAAAGGCCGCGCTGAATGCGCCTTTGAGGTCGTTCTTGAGCGTCTGAGCGTATTCCTTACTCGCTTTGTCTTGGTCGGCTTTGGTATCGGCTGCGGCTTGTTTGATGCCGCCCTGTGCGGTTAGGCCGCGTTGCTCTTTAAGCAGCTCAATCTTGCGCTCCAAAATCAAGATTTCAGCCTGGTTGGCTTCGTTGGCTTTGGCCTGATTAAGAATTTCTTGTTCTTGGGCGATGCTTGCGTCGATGCGCGCAACTTGGAGCGCGGTGACTGCCTCTTTGGTCAAGCCAATCTCTTCGACGTTTTGACGCAAAGATTCGTTAGACTTTGCCAGCGCGTCTTGTTCTTTGACTAGGCCGTCAATGTATTTTTGATAGGCTTCTTGGGCCTGTTCGTTGGCTTTGGTTTGGGCTTGGAGCGCCTTTTCGTTTTCGGCAAGGGCTTTGCTTACGCCGGGTTGCTTTTTAACTAGATCGTCAAGCAGCCTGTTGTATTGTTCTTCATCAATGTTGCCACGCTTACGCATGACCATGAGCCGGTTCAGTTGCTCGTAGTAGTCAGCATTGAGGCCGGAAAGCGTAAATAAAAGGTCTTGCTGCTTTTTGAGTTCGGTGTTGGCAGCGGCCTGGGCGTCTTTGTTGCCGCCTACGTCGCCGATAGATGTTTTTGCGCTGACCTGTGGGGCGTTGCGTCCGAGCCTTTTGGTTTCGGCCTCGGATTGGGTTGAGGTTGCAATCGCATTAAGCGCTTGCACCTCTTGAACCATTTTCTTGGTACGTTCAACAAAATCAATTTGCTGTTGGCGGTATTGTTTGTTGATCGGAGAGTCGGTTGTCAGGTGTTTGTTTAAAAAATCCAACTCTTCGTTTAAATCTGCGATTGCAGATTTTGAGTCCTTAAAACCAATGCGAAACGATATGGCAATCGCATCAAAGAAACCTGTGGAGTTTTTTGACAGCGATATAAATTCATCGCTTAGACGGATTAAGGTCGGAAGCAGTGAGCTCACCAAAGACCGGGACAAGTCGGTGGTATTTTTTTGCAGGTTGAAAATCTGCTTGTTGAAGTCTTCGGCGGCCTGCGCCTGGGCGGTGGTCACGGTGGCGACCAACTGGCCTTTTTCGGCTAAGTCTTTTAAAAGCGGGGCAACGTCTTTGATTGACTTGCCAAACAGTTCTTGAACCACCCGGGCCTTGTTGCCATCGTCGGCAAAGCTACTAAGCGCGATGGCGGTTTTTTGGAGCGCCTCGGCGGGGTCTAGGTTTTTGAGTTCGGCAAGGTTAAGGCCCAAGGCTTTAAACGAGGCGCTGACATCATCGCCGGGCTTGGCCGCTTTGAGCGCGCCGTTAAATTTTACGAGGGCAGAGCCTA